GCCTGAATCTGTTTCCAGTTGTTATACCCTCTTCCACCCGGAACGAGTTTTTCAACCCTCAATATCGTTATCATCTAGAAGCTGTCCCCATTCTCCACAAGCTGGGCAGTCTAGCTCGCCTGTGATGTAGAGGTTCTGGCATGCGACGCAGGTTCTTGGAACTATGTCGTTCTCGTTGATTTGCTCATAATCCATGAGTGCTCCTAATATTTATATGAACTAGTGTTTACAGGATTGTGTGTATTGCTGGCGGATCGTGTGTGCTCGAGCAATCAGGCTCAATAGCATTTAAAAGGCTACTATCTATTTACTTACCATATGAGTTTTTAGAATTGCAATAGGGTTTGTTGGGTACGAGGTTCTCGTGGGTTTCAAGAGGCTGCCATTCTGACAGTTCGAGTTAACCCTACAGTGACTGCCATTTTGGCAGGTTACTCAAAGGTGACCATGTCGATGTCGTCAAATGCTGGTTTCATGAGGTCTTGATGGGTGCGTGCTGCCCAGTCGAGTGCTTTGTTGGCGTCGTCAATGTGGGATCGGTAAATGCTAAGTTCGTTCATTTGCACATGGCTAAGCTCGCCTCTCATGGCTTGGACCATGCCTGGGCGGCCTAGTGCGATAATGCCTCGGATGACTGCGGTGGTAAGTTTGACTTTTCGCATGGGGAACCTTTCATTGGGTGTTGTTGTTGCGAAGGATACTTAACTTGCTGTAGTTAGCCTTTGTCATGGATAGCAATCAAATTTTACAAATGCTGGCAGACTTCGGTGCTCTAGGCTTAGCGTCCGGTGCGATCTTCTGGCTGTATTTGAAGATGGCTAAACGGCTTGATGATCTAACGGATAACTTTCAAAAGCAACTCCGTGAACAAATGGAAGACTGCAATCGCCGAGAAGCTGAAGTACGAGATCGGTTTATGGAAGTCGTCAACAAGTACGATACCGAGCGGCTCCAGTGGGTAACGCGACTAGACGCCATCGAGAAAGAAGTGCAGGATATCGAAGGCCTTATTAAAGAAGGTCTGGGTGAAATGCGTAAACACTACGCAAAGATTAGCGCTGTAATTGGAAAGGAAGTCTGATGCAGTTTGACTTGATGCACCTGCCTGATGATATTCCTATTGCGGTGCCGATCGAGGATGATGGTCAGATCGACTCACGCACATTGTTGATTATGCGCAATGAAGCGTGGCGGTTAGTACAGTTAATTACCGGGAAGGAAGCCTGATGGCGAATTACAAATTGAATCTTCAAAGCCCAGAAATGACAACAGGGGCTGAAGGTTTTGAAACCTATGAAGAGCAGGACAAACGAAAAAAACGATTCCTGAAAGAAAGTAAGCGTAAGCAGGCAGCGGTTAGGCTGGCTAGCCAGCAACAGTCGCGCCGTGAAAATATTAAGGAAACTGCATTTTCGGTAGGACAGGCAGCGGCCGAAGAAGCCATTATGTCGATGATCCCTGTTGCACGGATCGGCAAACTTGCAAAACTTGTGAAGGGCTTGAGCAAAGGCAGCAGCAGAAAAGAAGTTTCTAAAGCCCTGAAAGAGGGCGGTTTTGATAAACTAGCAAGCACCAAGCCGAGCCAGTCTGAACTAAACCGACAGGTTAAAGTGGCCCAGGCGCGCGAGCAGGCCGCAGATGCTACCAAGAGAGCAAAATTAGATGCTCAGGCGTCAAAGCGTGCTCGAGAGAGTGATCGCATGGAAATAGGGGAATCAAAGTCTAGAGACAAAGAACGGCGCAGCAAAGCTGTTAAACGGGAAGTTCGAGCACAAGAAGAGCTGGATAAAGTGATCGGGCGGCCACCGGTAGAGCGTAAAGAGGCTATGCGCCAAGCAGAAAAAGAAATAGCTGAATTCCAAAACATTATCAAAGACCCGCAAAGAGCGGAAATGGTGCAACGCAGCCCGTCGGTTGCATTGGCCAAGCGCACTATCGAAGATATTAAAAAAGCTAAAACAGCCGAAGAAATTGAAAAGAAAGTCAATCGATTAGCTGACCTTAGTGATACGATTGCTAAGAACGCTGCTAAGCGTAAAGAGGCTATGCGCAAAGCGGCTGAGGCCAAAGCGCGCAAGTAATGGCTAAAACCGCAACTAAAACCGATCCCGCTAAATGGGAGCAAGCCAAACGAGACGCCAAGGCTAAGATGGGCGGCAAACACAGCGCCCGTGCCATGCAGCTTGCTACGCAACTCTATAAGAAACGAGGCGGTGGTTACTCCGGGGCAAAGAAGGAAACCTCGCTCAGCAAATGGACCAAGCAGGACTGGAAGTACTCAGGCAAAGATAAGCCAGGTCAAGGGGGCTCAGGTGTGTACTTGCCTAAGAAGCGCATTGCGAATCTCAAGAGTACAGCGGCTGGCAGGTTAGCACTCAAGAAGGGTGAGGCGAAGAAAGCCAAAGCAACCCGTGAAGGTAAGCAGTACGCTCAGCATGGTCTAGGTAAAGGGTTGTCATGAGCACCGACCGCACAGAGGCAGCGCGCCGCATGATGAAGAAGTTAGGGCTCGAGGGGTTCAATAAGCCCAAGCGCACGCCAAACCACCCAAAGAAGTCGCATGTGGTGATGGCTAAAGAAGGTAATCAAATCAAGCTGATCCGCTATGGCGAGCAGGGGGCAAGCACAGCAGGTGCGCCTAAACCTAGCGAGTCAAGGCGCATGAAGATGAAACGTAAATCATTCAAAGCTAGGCACGCTAGAAACATCGCCAAAGGTAAAATGAGCGCAGCGTTCTGGGCTGATAAAACGAAATGGAGCTAGCGTCATGCATATGATGGACATGAAGGGCAAAGGCAAAAGCAAAGGCAAGAAAAAGCCTATGAAAGCAGCCGCAATCATTGCAATTGTGCCAGTAGCCAAGATGAAAAAAATTAAAGGCGAGATGCGTAAAGCCGCCGAAGCTAAGGCGAAAAAGTAATGTCTCGCAAGCCACGTATTATTCTCCCAGCAGCGGTATGGGCTAAGATCCGTGCCGAGTATGAAGCCGGTGTGCCCGTCAAGCACCTAGCGGATACCTTTAACCTGACTGAAGCAGCCGTCTATCGACGCAAGAAAAGCGAAGAGTGGTCTAGGGAGGTTTCGGTCATTAGTGACGACATGCTGTCCAAGGCACGCAAGGAAGCTGAGCAGCGCATTGTAGAGCACATCCAAGAGCGTGAAGTGGACATGAAGCAGGTCATTGACCAACACAAGTCCGTGTCGCAACAGATCATGGATCGTGCAGCAAGCCTACTCGAGGCCGTTGATAAGATCCCAGATACTGAGGTTTCTAAAAAGGCACACGCTCTGAAGACCTTGTCTGATGTCATCACCGCTCAGATCCGTAACGAGCGACGCACATGGAACATCGATGAGAAGGGTGCGGACACTTCACTCGAGGCATTGCTCGACGAACTGGATGAAGAAGACGAGAAGCGCAAAGCAACCCCCAAACCTGTGGTCGTACAGTGAGTGTAGAAACCATCGAACTAATAAAGATGGTACTCAATGGCGCTGATGGAGCGCTGGTGGTTGTCCTGATCTATACGCTCAACCGAGCGCATGCGTGGACCAAGCGCGTTGAAGACGCTATTGAAAATATTGAGCGACTCAATAAGATTGTAGAAGATAACCAGTCGGACATCGCCAAGCTTAGGCGTATGTTCTTTGCCCTGAAGGATGAGTTACGACATGCCAAAAATGAGAGCCAACAACCAAGTCATTGAACGTCTGTGCGTCGATTGCATGATGAGTATTAAGTACTCTCTCGATGCCTATGCCAAAGAAGATGAGAACAAGAAGATCGTAGAAACCGGACTTACCGAAGAAGAGAACTTTCTAACGACCACCATCATCACCAAGCAGCAGGCAGCCATCACAAAGAAGGCGCTCGACATGATTGACAAGCGTCACTTTCGCCAGAAGCAAAAGATGTTTCTCATTCGCTTGCATCAGTTTGGTAAGTTTCTTGATACCTTCGATGAAGACCTTAAAGGTAACGAGCCTGAACAAGTGCGCTTCGCACAGGGGCTAATCAAGTGGTTAGAGAACAGCCATAAGATCATGCTTGAGTCATCGTCTCGTAAGACCCGTGAAGCTAACCTCGCATGGAACTAGGTAAGGACAGGGTACGATCAGAACTGCTGAAGTGCCGTAAGGACTTCACGTACTTTGCGTGTCGCTACCTGAAGATTGTCAACACCAGCGGTGAGATTGTTAATCTTAACCTAAACCAACCCCAGATCGAGATCATCGAGGCGGTTGACGTTAACTTCCAGACAATGGTCCTCAAAGCCAGAAAGCTTGGGTCGTCCACCGTTATCGCTGGCTACTTCTTCTGGAAGGCTCTGTTCAACAAGAACGTCCGAGTCGCTGTCGTCGCTCACACTGACGAGGCCGCCAAAGAGTTGTTCACGATCTACCAGCACTTCTACAAGAACCTTCCTAATGAAATGCGCCCGAAGGCGATCAAGAACAGGCACAACGAACTGAACCTCGTCACTGGTTCCAAGATTAAGATCGGTAGCGCTGACTCCGATAGTTTCCGTGGGCAGACGTATCAATATATCCATGCCTCCGAGTATGCGTTCTGGTCCAACGTTGAAAAGACCATCGCCTCATTGTTTCAAACAGCAGATGCCAATGCCAGTATTGTCTTGGAATCGACAGCTAACGGTCTTAATGGAGCCTACGACCTGTGGGTTAATGACGCAGGCTACACCAAGATTTTCTTACCGTGGATGATCGATGATCGATGTCAGATTAGCAAGCCTCGTTTCCAAGATTACACGAAACTCGAGCGGGCATACAAACAAGAACACAAACTGTCGGATCAGCAGTTTAATTGGTTGGTGTACACACTTCGAGTTAAATGCGCCAATAACTGGCGAATCTTTCATCAAGAGTTTCCGTCGTCGCCTGACGTTGCGTTCGTTACATCGGGGGATCGATTCTTTCCAGAAACGTACAGCGTCACCACAGCCAAGCCCGGATACCACCAGTTCGAGAAACCCATGCAGTACCACATCTACTCGATGGGAGTGGACACCGCTTCTGGTTCTCCTGGCGGGGACTTTAGCACTATTAAAGTTCTGGATGTCACCGACAAAAAATCCGTTCGAGAGGTAGCAGCGTTTTACGACCGGCTCTCGCCATCAGACTTTCGTGAAGAGGTGCTCAAGATTGCTCGAGAGTATAAAGCGCTAGCAGTCATCGAAAGCAACTCATACGGGTTATCTATTGTCGAGCACATGCGTGATGAAGAGTACTTCTCCATGTATCGTGATACCGCATACGATAAGACGAGTGGTGTATGGAAACCAAAGTGGGGCTACAACACCAACGTCAAGTCGAGAGGTTTGCTGCTCACTCGATTGTACGAACATGTAACTCGGGGATGGATCAAAATACGTGACGTAAACTTTATGCTCGAAGCCAACAGCTTGATCTACAACAACCGTGGTAAAGTAGAAGCAGCTGCTGGAAAACATGATGATATGATCATAGCAACTGGTCTTGCACTCATGGGGTTAGATCAGATACACGAAGTGGCCCAAGCGGTACAGACATCGGCCAAGCCAACCAATATAAGTGAAGTACTTAGGTGGGAAGCAGCAACCGGTAAGGTGTACAAAGGGCGTGCTAGCGAGGATTATTCATTGGGTGCGTCCTCGTTACTTAACTCAATATAACCCAATGTAACTACGTTGCGCGAGCGTTATTCGCGTAGGAAAGGCGTAAAATTATGTTGTCCGATGAACAACAAAACGAGTTGGCCGCCGCACTCGAAGGACTCAATCTTGGTGAGGAACCCGCTGCTCAAGCACCTGAGCCAGAACCGGTAGAGGTTCAGGAAGAAGTTAGCGAGCCCGTACATGAGTCGGAAGCACCAGAAGAGGTAGCGCTCGAAGATAGTGGTGATAATGAAGAGGTCGAAGAGACAGGTCATAACGTACCGTACTCTCGGTTCTCAAAAGTTATTGCTGCGAAGAACCAATACGCTGACGAAGCAGATACACTCCGGCAGGAAGTGGAACGCCTCAAAGCAAAGGAGCAGGAACTAGAAACCCTGCGACGCTACAACATCCAGCAACCGCAACAGCAGTATCAAGAGGAAGAGTCATACAACTATGACGATACCGATCCTTACGATCAGCGTTTGCAAATGCTGGAAGGCCGATTGGCTGAAAACGAGCGTGAAGCAAAGATTAGGGAGCACATGAATGAGATGGAGCAACAGATTGCTGTCATCCAACAAGAGCACCCTAACGTCGATCCGATTGCGTTGTTACAGCATGTACAGAACAACCCGGATGCAGACTTGATGGAACTGGCAACCTCCGAGGCAGCTCGTGTTGCTGAGTTGCGAGAGTCCGTCATTGCTGAGTACCTTGAAGCGAACCCTCACCTGCAAACGCAGGCTCCTGCTACACCTCCAGACGTACCCCCGGAAATAAGTAATAAATCAAACACTGGATCTCGCGGTTTTGCTGGGGCTCAAAAGCCATCGACATGGGAAGATGCTCATGCACAGGCTCGGAAAGCTATCGAAGCAGCATGGACCGGGTGATCCTAACTATTAAGGAATAGTAAAATGGCTGCTACTTTAACTACGTTAAGCGCAGTGATGAAACAGTTCTACTTGGGGCCTTTGCAGGACCAGTTGAACAATGAAATCATGGCGTTTGATCTCTTTCAAAAAGAAAAAGTCGATTGGGTTGGTCGTGAAGCGATTATCCCTGTCCGCACGGCTCGCAACAGCCAGACGGCATTTAGTGCTACTGCTGCGCTGCCTATCGCAGGCCAGCAAACGTACGCTTCGCTGACGGTGTCGGCCAAGTACTTGTACGGTCGCATGGAAATCCAAGGGCCGGCAATTGCTCAGGCTAAAGCCAGCGTTGGTGCGTTCATCAACGGCCTTCAAGTTGAGCTTGATGGCGCAATGGAAACCGTCAAGAACAGTGCTGATCAAGCAATGTTTACCGGCGGTGGTGCTGTTGGGTTCCTCAACGAGCGTGAAAACTTCGGCGCAAACGTGGCGATTGAATTTTCAGGTAACATCGATTTGATCCCTGAAGGCGCTGGTTCTAAAGTTGCGGGTACGCTTGTTCGACTCGACACCTACAAGTCGATTCCTGTGACAATGTATCGTGATGCAGGCGCAAAACAGCACATCAAGTTTGATGGCGCTGTTGACACGCGTGATATCGATGGTGCGGGAACTGCTGCTGCGGGCACTGCTCACTGCGTCATTATTGGTGCTAAGACCGCCGAGTCCATGGGTATCTATGGTAACCTTGGTGAGAAGACGCACTTCGGTGTTGATCGAAGCGTCGGCACTGACGTTGTGCTGCAAAGCATTGTTCGTGCGGCTAACACAGCCGGTACGGGTGATCGTGTTGATCTTGAGACAGGTCGCATGCAAGCAATCCTTGATGACATTGCTACCGAATCGGGCGCTACGCCTGACTGCATGATTGCGCACTATGTGTTCCGTCAGCAGTACGTCGGTCAGTTGTCGTTCACCAGCGCAGCAACCACGGCTACCAGCCGCACCAAGTCCGTGGACAACGGTGATGCTGGCTTCGACATGGGATCGTTGTCCTTCAACGGTATCCCGCTCAAGGTTAGCCGTCACTGCGGTAAGGGTCTGTTGATCTTCCTCCACACCAAGTCTTGGTCGTTGGTGCAGATCGAAGATCCGAACTTGGCTGACTTGGATGGTAACGTCCTTAGCCGAGTTACGG